TAGCCGCCAAGATGGTCGCCATGATTGATATTGAACGCGCTAACACCGTCTCGGCACTCTGGCGATATGCCGGCTACGGCGTGACCAACGGCGAGCGCGATAGGCCGGTCAAGGGTGAAAAGCTGTGTTACAACATTCGCCTCAAGACGACCCTCTACCTGGTTGGTACATCCTTCCTGCGTTGCGGCTCACCCTACCGGGACATCTACGACGACGCCCGTGTCTACTACGACGCCAACCGGCCCGACTGGACCAAAGCGCACAAACACCAGGCCGCCATGCGCAAGATGATCAAAACCTTCCTGGCCCATCTTTGGCTGGAATGGCGCACGATGCAAGACTTACAGACACGCGATCTGTATGTCATGGACTATGGCGGCCACACTCACTACCGCCAGCCGCAGGAATTTGGCTGGCCAGCCAAGATTCGCAAGTAACCCGTTGTGGCGAAGCGAGCCGATCCGCCGAAGAAATCCGAATCCAGCAAGCGAGCCTAGTTGTCGAAGTAACCCGAGGTTTCTAAGCGAGCCGCCCTGCCTGAGTAACCCGCCCCGCCAGAGCGAGCCGAACGCCCCAATTAACCCGAAGCTTAGAAGCGACTACACCATGATCAAAACCCAACCCCCCATCACCATCGAGGCCAGCCGCGACAACTACTCCTTGCGCTTCGTCATCCGCACCCGCCGGCCCGCCAACAAGCTGGCCCCCGAGCAGCAGGCCGTCATCCTGCGAGCCGGCGCCGCCCAGCTCCGCACCTGGGCCGAGCAGATGGACGACGAAGCTGCGATGATCACCGCCGGCTGATTGGAGAAGTCCCATGTCACGCAAAGCCACCCCCGACGTGTTAGCACCCCCGGCCAACGGTTCGCGCGCGAACACTGACGACCTGGTCGCCATGTTCGGCCCCGTCGGCGACGGCGAGCGCGTCGTCCAGATTGCACTGGCCGATCTCGACGACAACCCCTACCAGCGCCGCAGCGCCTCCATCAGCGACGACGACCCCGACCTGATTAACCTGGCCACCGACATCGCCAGCCAGGGCATCATCCAGCCGCTTGTCGTCCGAATGCACCCCGACCGCGATGGCCATCTTGGCGAGTACCAGATCGCCGCTGGCCACCGCCGGCGCCTGGCTGCCCACCTGGCCGGCCTGGAGACCGTCCCCTGCGTCGTGCGGCCCCTGACCGACGACCAGATGCTAGATGTTGTGTTCGCCGAAAACTACCACCGCGCCGACATCAATGCCATCGACCGCGCGCAACTCATGGCCATGCTGGCCGAGCAGGGCCTCACCCAGCAGCAGATCGCCGACCGCTTCAGCGTGTCCCGCCCCACCGTCGCCAACGCCCTGCGCCTGCTCCAACTCCCGGCCGCCATCCAGGCCGACGTAGCCAGCGGCACGATCTCCAACCGCCAGGCTGAAGCTCTGATCCCCCTGGCCACCCTGCCGGCCGAGGCCCAGCAGGCCCTCAACAGCTACAGCGACCTGGCCAGCGCCGTCGAGAAAGCCCGCAACGGCGCCCCCTCCGACAACATCCGCAGCCACGTCCAGGGCGCCGTCCTCCAGGCCACCAAAGCCCTGCCCGATCACTGGCGCGGCTACAACTTCCAGGACCTGGCCGAGGCTGTCCAGCCCACGTGCGCCGGCTGCTCCTACATCCGCACCGTGGGCGACGAAGACCGCTGCACCATGCCCCCCTGCTGGCACGCCAAATCCAGCGCCTGGCAGGCCATCGAGCACCGCCAGATCGTCGAGCTCACCGGCGTGCCCATCTTTTCCGAAAGTGGCGGCACGGCCTACGACGGTTTTTACAGTGACGCCCGGCGCCTGCTGGGCCTGCCCGAAACCGCCGACAGCCCGCCCGCTCACCAATGCCCCAACCTGCGCGTGCGCAAAGGATATAGCAGCGGCTGGTCGTTTATGTGCCACTACGGCGTTGGCGGCCTGAAGGAATGCACCTGTTTGGCCAAAGCCCGCAAAGCCACCACCACCGACGGCAAGCGCCATCTGAAGCAGATCATCCGGGATGTCGAGGCCGCCCTCACCCCCCACCTGGCCACCTTCCCCCTGGACGCCCTGCGCCTGCTGGCCAGAGTCTACGGCAAGTGGGAGCAGCGCGAGCAGGTTGTCACCTGGGACGCTGATCACTGCATTCCCGTCATCGTCTCCGGCCTGATCAAAGTGTATCAGCCCTACGAGCCGGAGAAACACCTGGCCAACGTTCGCACCAGCATGGAGCAACTCCTCGCCATCGCCGGCCGGCGCGCTCCATGGCTCCCGCCGCTGGAGGAGGAGATCGCCCGGCAACTCAGCGATGCCCGCGTCTGGCTCGACGACTTTCTTCACCCTGGCGACGGTCTACCAGCCCCTGACAGCATGACGACGTTCTTAGACGGCCTGCGCGCCCTGGCCGACACCATCATGCACCATGTCCACAGCGACCAACGCGACGCGCTGATGAAGCGCCAGACCTATCTCTGGTTTGAGGCTCTCGCCCTCCAGGATCGCGTCCAAGCCAGCTACGCCGCCGACTAGTCCAACCCGTCCAACCCATCCAACAAGGAGCACACCATGCCACGCGGAGTACGTAACACCCCCAAGCCCTCACCCGCCTACACCGCCGGCCCTTCCCCGCTGATCATCATCCAGCCCGGCCCCGACGGCACCCAGTTCAACGCCTACGATCTGGACCTGCCCCAGGTCGTCGACGAGCTGCGCCGCACCCTGGTCCACCTGGTGGCCAGCCAGGCCGGCGCCCGTGTCATCGCCCATTCAATCCCCCGCCAGGCCGCCGTCGTCGCCAACGGCAACGGCAGCCACACCCGCATCGTCGAGGAGACCGACCTGTGAACGCCACCCTCCCCACCCTCAGCTTCGGCCCCGGCAACGGCTGGGAGATCATCCTCCCCGCCCCCGCCCTGCCCGCCGGCATCGCCAACATCACCGTCAGCGACGACGGCATCTACCTGGAGACCACCAGCGGCGAATACGACCTGATCACCTATCAGGACCTGCTAGACGTGATGGTCCCCGCCCGCCTGGGTCGCATCATCGCCAGCCCCAACGGCCACGGCTGGCCGGCAGTCACCGCCATCTACCTGGAGGATAGCCCCGGCGTCATCCCCATGAACTAACGGCCATCTGGGCCTGCGCTGCTGTTGGCCGGCTGGGAGCGTTGCAGCCCGCTCTACAGCAGCGCAGCCCCAGGTCGGTAATCCTCGACTGTCCTCGTGTCAGCGGCGCCCCTCCTGCGCTGAGCCACCGCAACCTCTGCGGAAGCTGCACACGAGGCCAGCCCAGGGCGACCGACCGCCCCCGACAAAACCAAAGCGCCAGCCGGACACAACCCGACTGGCGCCAGCCACGATCACCATGACGAAAGGAGCAATAACCGTGGCACAGCTGACTATACCACCCATCTGCCCGCACTGCCAAAAGCCGGTACAGCCCGGCGAGCCACGCCGGGTCTGCGGCCTGGACCAGTCTCACTCTGACGGCATCCCCGTCAACCTGGTCGGCCACCGCGCCTGCGCCGTCGGCCGCGATCCGGTTATCATCCGAAACCCATGAACGATCAGCGTGACCCCCTCCGCCCGCTGGACTACATCGCCCTGGTCGTCCTGGCCATCTACGGCCTGGCCGTGGCCGTTGGCATCGTCTGGATGCTGATCCAGCTCGCCCGACTGATCCACGCCACCGGCCACGGCGACGCCATCTGCGGCGCGGTCATCATCCTGCTCATGGCCGCCATCGTCGTTGCCGCACCGAGGAGATAACCATGCTCAGACAACTCATTGCCGCACTACACAACAACTCCGCACCGCCCAGCCGCCGCTACCGTGGCAGCATCGGCCTGAACGACGCCGGCGAACTGGTCGAACTGCTGGCCAAGCCCGAACCCACCCGCTGCCCCCACTGCAACCGCCCGCAGCCGCCCGTGCAACTGCGCACCCGCCGCCGCCGGCTCTACGAACTGCGCGGCCCCGCCGGGCAGCACCTACACTACGAGATCGAACCATGAACGAGTGGAACGCCACGACCCCGATCATCATCATAACCGAATCCCCGACAGCGGCGCGCTTCCGCCGCCGTCCCCTGCGCCCATGGTCATACAACCTGGTCGCCGCCCTGGCCCTGTTTTTGGCCTCGTCCGGCGTTCTGCTGCTGATAGGCCAGGCAGTATGGCAGTACACCATCCAGGATATGATCCCCCCCATCGCCGTGCTGGCAGCCGGCTACATCGTGGTCGTGATGCTGATCTACGTCATCGCCTGGAGATACGGCAGGCTCTCATGAACCTCTACGGCAGCGGCCGAGACCCGGCCATCATGCGAGACATCGTCAACCTGGAGCTGGCAGCGCACAACGTCAAAGCGCGCGCCGTCATCGCGCAGGATGCGCCCCAGTGCTGGACCTACGTCGTGCGCACCGCGTTCGGCGGCAGGATCGAGCAGGTCGAGCGGCTCCAGGCCAGCCTGGCCGAAAAATGCGCCGTGTCGTCGTGCCGCATCGACCGCAGCGAGCACGGCCTGGTGATTCAACTGGCCAAGCCCGCCGCCGCCCGCGCCTACGTCTCCACCCGCAGCCTCGCCCGTTTGCTGGCCAGCAACCCCCAGCGCCGCGCCTCCCTCATCCCCCTCGGCGTCACGCCCCTGGGCCACGTCGCCTGGCTGGACCTGCGCAGCCCGGTCTCCCCTCACGTCGCCGTGTTCGGCCTCACCGGCTCCGGCAAGTCCAGCCTCATGCGCTGGCTGGCCTGGTGGTTCGCCCTCGACGGCCAGCCCCGCCTGGTGCTGGCCAGCCCCAAGCTGGAGGACTGGTCGGACTTCGACGGCAGCGCCGCCCTGCGCCATCCCCCTATCAGCGACGAACATAGTTTCGCCCGCCTGCTGGAATGGCTCTGGCTGGAGCTGACCCGCCGCGCGGCCGACCCCACCGACCGGCCCCCCACCGTGGTCATGGTAGACGAGACCCCCCACTGGTTGGCGCGCGTCCCCCGGACTGACGAGGTGCTGGAGCAGGTGGCAGCGCAGGGCCGCGGCCTGGGCTTGCATCTGGTGATGGGCAGCCAGCGCGCCGACGAGGCCTCGGTAGGCCGCGCGGCCTACAATGCCGCCTGCCGCATTGTAGGCAAGCTGGGCTCCGGCGTCTACAGCTTCGCGACCACCGGCCGCGCCGGCGCCGATCCCACCCTCCTCCAGGGCATGGGCGACATGCTGATGGTCACGCCCAACCTGGAGCGGTTCCAGGCCCCGCTGTTGGCCCCCCAGGACTTCGAGCGCCTGGCCCCCGGCTATGCCGAACTGGACATGCCAGAGCCGATGGCCGTCCCCGTCCGCAACGCCCGCGCCACCGCCATCGACGAGGATGCCGTCATGGATGCCATCGCCGCCGGCGCCAGCCTGCGCGATCTCATGGCCACCTTTCGCATCGGCCACGCCCGTGCCAAGCAATTGCAGAACGCGTGGCAGGAGCAATACGCATGAAGAACTTCGGAGTCTCCCTAGCCCTGGGCTTCGTCGCCCTCCTGGGCCTGATCATCTACACGATACCGCGCGGCCCGGAGATCGTCCTGTATAGCCTGATCGACGGTTTGGCCATCCTCCTGATCATGACCGGCACGTCCGGCCTGATCGTCAGCATCGGATTCGCCGTGGGCTACGCCTCCCGCAACGCACTGGCCCACCGCACCCCCAACGTCGAGCGCGAGCGCCACATCATCGAGCGCCACACCCACACCCTGGACGGCCGGATGCCTGGCCAGCCCCAGATCATGACCATCCCCGGCGCGTTCGACCAGTACCCGGCCCAATTCGGCCAGTACATCGCCGGCGCCCGCACCGACGCCCAGCACCAGCTCCCCGCCCCCGCCGGCCAGGAGCAGCCGCCCGCCGTCCAGGAGCAGCCGCCCGTCCAGGTCGACCTGGACGCAGTGTATCAGCCTGCCGAATGGTAGGCATGGAGCACATCATGTCGCAATCCGTATGGCACAAAACCGACTTAGGCCGCATGGCTGAGACCGTCATATACCTGGCCCTGGAGGCCAACGACGGCCACTCCGCGGAGTTTATGCGCGGCGTCGCTGCCGGCGTGCTCAGTTTCGCCCACGCCATCGGCGCCCCCGTCACCCTGCCCAAGACCACCGTCGTCGAAGCGTTGCCCGTCACCGGCTCTGCCATGGCCCGGCGCGAGATCGCCGCACCATGACCGCCCTGGGCCGCATCACTGCCCTCACCCTATGCGCAGCAGTGCTCACCCTGCTGGCCTGCTGCGCAGGACTCTACATCCTGGAGATACTACCATGACCATTCAAGCAGCCATCGTCTCACAAGACACCTTCGCCCTCGACGACCGCAACCTCTACCTGCCCGGCCTCATCACCTACGAAGACGGCCCCGGCGGCGGATTCGTCCTGACCATCACCCCCATTGGTAGCACAGACCTTGACCTCGGCGTGGTCGAAGTAATCATCGGCTCCGCTGACCTCCAGGCACTCCGCGCCATGCGTGACCGTCATACCGACGACGACGATGCTCCCGCCCCGTCCAACTCGTCCGATCCGGCCGACTGCTACGACTGCTCCACCAACCAGACCCGCCTCGACACCCTGGACGCCGAATACGTCACACTCTGCCAGGCCATCGACGCGTTAAAAAACTGGCAGCGCATCCACAGCGAGCGTCTGGAAGAAATCGAGAAGCGGGTAGACGCGCTGGAGACAAAAAACGCCTCCTTGACTGTGCATATGAACCAGGTGCCCAATGCCGTGAGGCGGATCGACGAACTAGAGCGCCAGATCAAGAATTTAGCCGCTGCCACAAACTGGGATCGCGTGATGGGACTGCTACAGCAGTTAGACCCCCCACCCCCCGGTCATCGTCACGATGGCGGACATTGGATCACGTGTCCGTTCTGTGTTGACGACAAGCTCGGCATGTGCAGCGCCTGCGATGGCACGCGGCGCATTTGGGATATGCCGCCAGAGGGTGGTGCATGACCACCGTCACCGGCCACTGCCTCTGCGGCAGCTCCTACCGCATCACCAGCGCCCCCCAGATCGCCCACGGCGCCGCCCGACTCTGGTGGCAGGTCCACACCGGCTGTGGCCATGGACCTGCCACCCCCGACCAATGCCGCGCCGCGCGCATCGCCACCCACCGCCACGAGAATACGCCATGCCAGACGGACGATTCCTCAGCAAAACCGTAGCCACCGACGAACCCCTGAACCGCCTCACCTGGCAGGCCCAGGCCGTCTACATGATGACCGTCCCCCACCTGGACCGTGACGGCCTCATCACCGGCCATCCCCTCCTGCTCATGGCCCAGGTAGCGCCCCTGCGCGCCGCCGAACTGGTTGGCATCATGCCCGGCATCATCCAGGAATGGAGCGACGCGGAGCTCGTCACCTGCTATCACGCCGGCGAGCCTGTCCTGTTCTTCCCCGGCTTCCTGAAACACCAGCGCCTACCGCACTACGACCGGGAGACCCCCAGCCGCTTCGCCCCACCCCCCGGCTACCAGCGCACCGACCATGGCCTGATCCCCGTCGAGCAGCCCGCCGCGCCCGCCGCGGCACACAGCGTCCAACCCGTCCAACTCCCCCCCGACTCCGGAGCGACTCCGGACTCACTCCGGACTCAGTCCGGACCAACTCCGCCTATTAAGCAGCAGAAGGATAGAAGGAATCAAGAGTCTAAGTCCCCTCATGTCAAAAGCAGCAGCAACAGCACTACGCGCGCACGCGCCCGACCCTCCCCCCCTGCTGCTCCTGCTGCTCGCAGCCCAGGGCAGATCAAGCCAGAAATCTACGAGGCCCTGAAGGACTTCGGAGTCGCCGAACCCGCGCTCAGCGAGATCACCAGCAACGGTGTCACCCCCGACCAGGTCGATGGCTGGATCGCATACATGCGCACCCAGACCAACATGCAGCGCCCCGTTGGCTATTTGGTCAAGCGCCTGCGCGCCCACGAACAGCCACCTCCTGCTGCTGCTGCTGAGCAGGACGACCCCGACAGTTACGAGGCCCTCAAACGCCGCTACGTCCCCGCCGGGCTGGAGGACATTGTCCAACACTGATCCGCCCAATCCGCCCCATCCATCCGAGGCCATCATGACCACCCACACCTGTCCCACCTGCAGCAGCCAACTCCACACCAACGGCGCGCTGGAAGCCTGGATCACCCCAGACGGTCGCGTGATCCTGCTCACCGTCAGCGCCAAACCCGCCGATCACCGCTGGCTGGAACTGCCGGCCAGCGCCCAAACCTGGGTCGCCGAGCTCCTACACCAGGCCCGCCAGGCCGCACAATCCAAACCGCGCGCATAGTTCGCGCGCAAACATCACCAGGAGAGTACCATGCGCAAACTGATCCCCCTCCTCCTCATCGTCGCCTTAATTATCGCCGCCGGCGCTGCAATGGCAGACGGCCCCGTGCTGTGGAAACAGCAATGCCCGCGCCACCACGACATTCAGATCATCCCAGACGTTGACGGCGACGGCGTCCACGTCCAATGCACCCGCGCCGCCCTGGAGACCAAACGGCCCTAGACACACCGAGGCCCGGAGCACCCCGCTCCGGGCCTTCCCTGCCAGCCGTCCAACGCTCACACCCTCGCCAACATCCTGCTCACATCCGTGTAACTCTCCGGCGTCAACCTCGCCACCCCCGTCTCCGCATCATACTCAACAGCCTCGACCAAAAACACCGTGCTGGCCAGCCGGCCATCGGCCACCCGCAGCCGATCCCCAGCCCGCAACCGCGCCGGATGCACAAACCGGCCTGCACGATCAATCACGCTCCGATCCCCCACCCGCAGCGCGCCCACCTCCTGGCCAGGCTCTGCGTGCAACGCCAGCCACGCATCCCGCTGCGCCGCCGCCGCCGTCGCACCCACCCGGCCGGCCGCGACCAGCGCGTCCCGTTGGCGATACGCCGCCTGGCTGTCCGCATCCTCAGCCGCAGCCGTGTAGCTGCTGCTGCCGTAGCTGGCCACCACGTAATTGGACAAATCCCGCGTCGTCTCCCGCACATCCAACGTTTCCACCAGGTTGGCCGTGCGCAGGTCGTAGTCGTAGTCAGTCAAATCACGCGCCCACAGCGCGGCCCGCGGTTTCGTCTCCGGCGCCAGGTTGGCAGTGTAGAGGTACATCCGCACATCGTCGATGGCCACATAGCGCGCCGTCCCGCCGCCGCTGCCCACGGCTGCCCCTACGTGGAGCACCCCCTCGACAGCCGTCGCCGGCGCCAGATGCACGTCAGAAATTTTCTGCCAGCCCGTGGTCGTCCCGTCGCTGTTCCAGGTAGCGCCATATGTCGTGCTGACCAACGTGTTACCCGCATTGTACCAGTCAATGCGGCTCGATCCTGACATGCCTGAGTAAGCAGTCCAATACAACTGATACTCTACCACGTAGGACAGGCCCGCCGTGGCAGGTATCCGCGCCTTCGTGCGTAGGTTGGTGGAGGCCCCCTCCAAAAACCGCCACGAATGCCCCGCCGAATAATACGGACTGGTGCGATACTCCAACAGCGGCGCCACTGGCTCCCAGTGCGTTTGATTTTGCTCCAGCTCGGGATCAGCGTTGAGCGTCCCCGTGTTTTCGACGCCTACCCTGGACCCCGGCGGCTCCCAGATCGCAAACAGCAACGGCCTGTCCTGATCGTCGCCTGACTCGCAAACTGCCTTGACCAGGTCGGCCACGCTGTCATACTCCCAATCAATAGTCAGCGGCACCCCGCTGTTCACAATCTCGCTGTAGTCCTGACTAATGTCCGGGCAATACTCGATGAGCATGTCCCGCAGCACCAGGCTGCTGATCACGTCGTCATAGTCGGCCGTCATCAGCCGCTGATTGACCTGTTGCCAGGGCCCCAGCGCCTGCACTCGCAGCCATTCAATCGGCCCGCGCTGGCGCCGCTCAATATCCTCAATCCACCCCCACCACACCACCCGCCGGCCCAGACTGATCACCACCCGATAGCCAACCTGCACCGGCCAATAGCGCGGCGCTGGCCGCAGCGTAAACGACGCCGCCATGAACCCGCCAGGCAGCGACGATCCGAAGCGCAAATCCCTGACGCTGTTGGCCGTCCCGCCGCGCCACTGCACCAGATCGCCGCTCGTGTCGTAGATCGCAACCGTTACCCGTCTCACAGCCACCTCGGCGAGTAGAAAATCAGCACGTCACACAGATCGTTAGGATAGAACTCCTCCGTGCTGCTGCGATACCACCAGATGGCCAGCGACCCCGCCGCGCGGCCGGCCGATGGCGGCAGCAGGAAATCATCGCCCGCATAGCTGCCCCAGCCGCCGAACTCCAGACTGGTCAGGCTGGAGACCAGGATAAACGCCGGAGGATCGCTGCACCAGTCCAGCAGCAAATGCACCGCGCTCACATCCAGCGTCGCCGTGATCGACCCCTCCATTTCCGCCGGCGCCAGGATCAGCGCGTCCAGGTCCAGCGTCCCGCCGCCGCTGCCGGTTTTGTTCATCGTCTGAATCTCAATCGTGGCAAATGCGCCGCCATACTCCGTGCTCGTCGCCACCACCGTTTCCTGCGGCCAGTTGCCCGGCGCCAACATCACCGTGTCCATCTGCATCATGCTGCGCGTCGAGACAGCGCCAAACGCATACGCCTCGCTCCAGTCCCCGGCCACGCCAGCCACCACCAGGCGCCACCGCACTTGGTTGATCTGCACCGCCGCCGCGCTGTCATAGCCGGCCAGGTACAGACGATACTCGCCCTGCATCGCCGCCAATGCCGACGGCGTAGCAGCCACCGTCACCGTGACCTCCGTCGTCCAGCCCGTGGCCGCCGGTGTAAACCGCGCCTGGCTGCCGCCGCTGGCCGCCGCGTTGACATTGGCCGCCGTATTGGCGCCCAGCGATCCCGATTCGCATTCGAAGCGCAGCGCCGTCGGATGGCCATACATGCGCAGCGCCAGGGCCACCCTGGCGAAATCCTGCGCGTCGCCGTCCAACAGCAGCCGCAGCGGCGCAGGCACAGCGCCCGGCGCGTTGTGCAGTTTGTAGACCGCGTTGGTCGCCTTCGTGTCAGCCGGCGGCTCACACCACAGCAGCTCAGCCTCTGGCCGCCCCCAAGCCGCCAGCGCAATCGCTTGCGCTCCCGTCAGCGCCGTCGGCCACACCTGCACAGACAGGATGTTCTGTGTGCCGGAGGATGCGTCGGACGCAATCACGCGGTAGGTCGCTGGATCAGTCGGCCAGGTCGGCGCGCCTGTCCGAGTGGCAATCTCTACGCCATCCAGCCAGATCTTCATATTCGTGGCTGACCAGGCGAATGTCACCTCGTAGGTTTGGCCAGCCACCAGCTTGACCACCGCACTCTCCGCGTAGTTGCCCGCCTCCTCGTAGATGTAAAACCGCTCAGCAGCGAACCCGTAGTAACAGCGCATCGTCCCGCTAATTCGCAGAAACGCCAACTGGTTGCTGCCGCTGGCAAACGTCCAAAACACGCGCCCGGTCAGGCCCGTGCTCGAGCTCCATGTTTGCCGGCGAGCATACAGGTCGATGGCCGCATTGCCCAGCGTGATGCCGCCGCCGGCCAGGCTGGTGATCGACGCCGCGCCCGTGGTCGCCTCCAGCACGCTGGCCGGCTGGCACCGCTGCCAGTACTCATCCACCTCCAGCACAATGGTCAGGATCGCGTTGGGCGCCGCAGCAACCCCTCCCAAATGTTGCACATCCACCCGGCCCGACCGCACCCGTTTGCGCATCCATGTGGCCCCGATCTCTGCGATGGTCGTCAGATCGTCGCAGGTTTTCATCCACACCTCGACAACATCGCCGATCATGTGCGTTTGGTAGATCACCGCGCGTGCAATGACCTGCCGCACAGCCGTGATGGTCCGATCCATTTCGGCCATGCTGGAGCATTCCACCAGCACCCGCAACGCCAGCCCGTTGCCCTGGCTGATCCAACCGCCATCCGCCTGCAGGCGATATGTGCTATCGTTCAGGCTCAGCGAACTACTACCCCAGACCAGTTTAACCTGCCGTCCTGCCATCACTCACCTCTATGCCGTCGCCACCGTGGCCCAGCCCACGTTCATGCGCTTATTGGTAATGGCCTTGCCGGCCAGCACGTCGCCCACAATCTCCGCGATCCGCTGCGCGTCCATGTCGTTGGACACGTTCCACGGCCCGTTGAGATTGATCGTTACTGGCCCGCGCTCACCTGCCCGCGTTGATGGCTCTGAGCGATCGCTCGCACCGGCCCGACCGATCAGCGCATCGCTGCGCCCCTGGCCGCCCAACTCCGACCACACCTGGCCGACCGCAGCCTGCAACGCCGGCAGCCGGCTCTCGATGGCCTTGATCATCGCGTCGATCCAGCCCAGCCCGGCCTGCGCGCCCAGATCGGCCGTGTCCATGCCCAGCACGCCCGCCAGGCCGCCCGCCAGGCCCGCCGCCGCATCCACCGCCGCCGGAGCGCCCCGGCTGATCGCTGCTCCCAATGTCTCAGGCAGCGATCTGCCGCTGGCCGTCAAATCAGACAACGGCCCGTACTTGGCGTCAGACCCAGGCAGCAGGTCGCGCAGCTCCTGCGCCAGCCGCCGCGCCGCGTCGATCGCGCTGCCCAACGCACTGATGACCCCGTCGGCAAACGCCCGCACCATCCCGGCGCCTCGGTCACGCAGGCCGCCAGCCAGGCCGCCCACGAGGCCCAAAATACCGTTGACCAACCCGGTAATCAAATCCAGTGCTCGCTGTTTTAGCTGGCTCACCGCCTCCTCGACGTTGGTGCGCAGCCTTGTGAACCCATCGACAACAGAGCGGACTAACTCCTGCACCAGCTCCGCCGCGCGCTCGCCCAGCTGCGTAAACCACCGGATGATGCCCGTCACCATGTCCGGCACAATCGAGCCGCCCACCAGCTGATTGTACAGGTTGGTAAACCACTGCACCACAGTGTTCACGAACAGCGTCACCAGGCCGATCACAAACTGCAGCGCCGCTTCGATGTAGCTCTGGATGCTGGTCCACAGGTTGACCACCAGCGTCTGGACCTCCGTCCACGCCGTCTCCCAATCGCCCCGGATGATGGCCAGCGCCACCCGGATGATACCCTCGATCAGGTCCAGCGCAATTTGGACCAAACTTTTGATCATGTTCCAGGCCGCCGTCAGGATGGCCTGAATCTCCGCGCCGTGCTGCGAGATAAACGCCGTGATGGCGCCGAACACGGTCGTAACCACTGCCTGGATCAATTGCAGCGCCAGGTCGATAATCGTTCTAATCTGCGTCCAGGCTGCGCTCAGGAATGCGGCGATCTCCTGGCCATGGTTGGAGATGAACGTTGCCACCACCCCGAATACAGCCGACACCACCGACTGCACCCAGTACACCACCGTCGTCACAGTCTCCCTGATGCGAGTCCAGGCTGCGTCAATTGTCGCCCCGATCTCCGCCTGGTTGGCCGAGAAGAAGGACGAAAGCGCCTGCATGATGCCCTGCACGAACGCGCTGGCCGCCTGGATCGTCTGCTGCACCCCGCCAAAATGCTGCACCACAGCCACAGCCAGCAGCGCCACCGCTGCGATCACCAGGCCGATGGGGGAGACCAGCGCGCCGATCACCGTCACCACCGCGCCGAAGCCCGTCACCAGCGGCCCCAGGATCATCAGCAGCGGCCCGATGGCAGCCACCAGCCCGATCACCCCCAGGATGATCATCTGTGTCTGCGGATCCAGCGCGGTAAACTGGTCCACCAGCCCCGTCAGCCAGCCCACGAACTGGGAGACGTAGCCCGTCACCAGCAGCACCACAGGCCCTAGTGCTGTGCCCAGTTGCTGCATCAGCACCTGCGCATCGATAGCGTTTTGCTGCATCGCAAACCCCGACGCGTTGAGCCCTTGCGTTTGTGCGTCAAAAGCCAACTGCGTGGACCCCGCCGCGCTGCCCATCGCTCCCAATTTCTCCGTGTAAGCATCCGACAGCGGCCCGGCCAGCGCCAGCGCCAGCGTCTGGCCCTCAATGCTGCCGATGTACGTCTGCAACGGCATCCCACTGGCCTCAGCCGCGCTCACAATCGCCTGGATCGTCCCCTGGAGGCCCAGACCCTCCAGCATGGCCGTCCCGTTAGCATAGCCCAAGTCGGTCATCAGGTTGGTCATGTCAGCAGTGGGCGCCATCAGTCCCTGGAGGACGCCGCGCAGTTGCGTGCTCACCTCCGCCGCGCCGCCCGTTACGCCCGTCCCCGTGGCCATGACGGCGAATAGCTCCTCTTGCGCCACACCCAGGCTGGCCGCCAACGGCGTCACGCGGCCAATGCTGGCCGCCAGCTCTGGGAACGTCGTTTGTCCCAGTTGCACCGTCTTCAGCGCCAGGTCAGCCGCCTTCTGGGCGGCCTCCGCCGAGGTGTCCCCGTACCCCTTTGTCACCGCACTGGTCAGCGCGATGGCCTCGCTGGTCGTGGCCAGCCCGGCCGCTCCCGCCATCGCGTTGATGTGCAGGATCTCCATGCTCTCCGATGTATAGCCGAACGCGCTGACCACCTGGTACAGGCCATCCGTCATGCTGCCCGTGCTCTGGCCCATCTCGACGGCCAAATCCTGCACCGGCCCGCGCAGGTTGGCGATCTCCCCGGCCGCTTCTGGCACCAGTGAGACGACGTTGGCCATGCCCGCGTTGAACTGATTGCCCATGACCACAGCAGCCGCGCCCACGCCGATAATCGGCGCCGTGACACGCGTCGTCAGGTCCTGGCCCACCTGGCCAATGTTGCGCCCGAACTGCTGCACGTTGCGGCCCGCCTCGTCCATCGCCGAGGAGAAGCCGCCCACGTCGCCCACGAGTTTTACGACCAGCGTCGCCAGTGTAGCCATATCCGATCCGTCCTATCCGTCCAACCCGTCCGACTCCGCCGACCGCCCGCGCCGATCCTCACCACCAAACAGCGCATTCAACATCTCGATCCGCTTCACCATGTCCACCGGCTCCGGCTCCTCATCGTCCTCATCCTGCCGCATCCACGGCAGGAAATCCAGCGCCGTCGCCGGCTCGCCTTTTTTCGGATCCCGATTGATGTTGACCGTCATCGCCAGCAGGCTGGCCAGCAGGATCTCCTGCCGCCGATCCGGCAGGCCCTCCAGCGCGTCGTAAGCCATCCACTCCGACAGCTCGCGGCTGGAGACCTTGCTCAGCAGCTCCGGCACCGTGCAACCGAGAAGGACGGCCAGGCGGAAGTAAAACCGCCGCTCTGGCCGTCGCCTCAGTTTCCCGCCAGCTCCTCGACATCGTCGTCAGACAACCCGCTCAGCCGCTGGCCGACCTCGAAAACCCGTTGCAGGGCAGCCGCGCTTTTCTCACCCAGCAGCGCCACGTCGCTGGGATAGAACAACGGCTGGCCCGCCTCATCCACAACACAGGCCGCGACGAACCGGGCCCGGATGTTCTCCAGGTCCAGCTTGACCCGCTTGCCCTGGCGCTCGCCGGCGATAGACGCCTCGAACCTATCCCGCTCCCGGCCCGTCAGCGCCTTGACGATCACCTCGCCGCCCCACTCAGGCACGGCGACAGTTTCCGTCCGCAGGTCATCCGCCTGCATAATCTGATCCCGCGTCAATACTGCCATACTCACCTATCCTTTCTGCCATCCGTCCAATCCGACGAATCCGTCCACGTTCGCACGCGACTACGCCAACGTCGGCTTGCCCGTCAGCAGGAGCGTGATGCTCGCCTTCTGCGCGCCCTTGACCGGCAAATCCGGCTCGAACGCAGTCACCAGCGCCGCAAACGACCAGGTCAGGCTGGCCGCCGCCGGCACCACAAGCTGGAAGTTGCGCTTGGTCCGGCCCACCATGTCCTTGAGCAGCCCCGCGCTGTACGACTGCGTCGCGTTCGCCGGCAGCCAGTTCATCTCGAACGAGACCTCGCCGCCGTTCAAAATCGTCCCGATGTGCTCCGCCCAGCCGTCCGTGCTGTCGTGGCTGGTCACGTCCTCAGTCTCCAGCTCCAGGCTGGGTCCCTTGATGTCCAGCACCTCCGCGATGGTTGCGAACGCTTCCGCCGTCGCCCCGTCGCCCAATTTCAGGTATGTGCCGAACGAACTCTTAGCTGCTGTTGCCATTGTCCTCTACCTCCAAAGTCTCCGAATGTTCCGCCGGCTCGCTGCCGGCATGGCTCTCCAAATGCGCCAGCATGTTGCTGGCCACCAACGTATCAAACGCGCAGCACCTGCACCGGAAGTGCGGCACCCCGCGCCAGCTACCAACCTCGTACAGATCACCCGGCTCCGGCTCCCGCCGGTACACCAGCACCCGGCTACCCTCGGGCGCTGGCTCCATCGTCTCAGTCGTCACTCGATTCCTTGCATTCCTGGCCATCACTCACCGTCCTTTTACGGGTCCACCACCAGCACATCGATCCGCCGGACAAACACGCCCGTCTCCCGGCTGTCCGCCTGATAGCCGTCGAACTCGTTTTCGCAGAACGAGGACACACCGCCGCCCCAGGAGACGCCGTCCAGCGCCGTCTTGCACGCCGCCAGCACGTTGACCACCTGCGTGTAAGTTTTGCCGATGGCCGTCAACTGGATGCGCGGCCGGCTCATGGCCGGCCCGTCGTGGCTGTGCTCCGCCTGCCTGCTGATCAGTTGATACGACAGCGCCGGCAGCGTCGTGTCCTGGCTGTTGGCCACCGGCTCGATGCGGTCGCTCACCAGGTCAGTCAGCGTCGACTCCGCCAGCAGCAGCGTGACCAGCGTCTCCTCGATGTGTGTCATTGCAGTTTCGACCTCAGCTTGGCGCCGATCTCCGTCGTGGCCGCGCCCTCGTTGGCATCATGCGCAGGCCGTAGGAAGGGACTGGCGCCCATGCCCGGATGGCTGACCCTGGGTGTTACCACCGTGCCGTTCGATCCCTCGAAGGCAAGCAACGCCTTGCCTCTGATCTCGTGCGGCGCCGCGCCCGTCTCATGGAACCGGTAGTACCAGTGCTCCGCGTCCGGCCCGATGTCCACTTCGACCACCGAGGCCGTAGCCCTGGCCACCCGCATCTTGATGTGCGGCCCAGGCGCCAGCCCGTTGGCCGCCTCGCGGATGATCTCCGCGCCAGCTGACACCGCCGCGCGCAATTCGGCCTTGACGTTCAGGTCCATCGCCCGCAGCGCCTCGAGCAGCTCCTCGCCGCCCTCCAGCCGCACACTCACATTACTACCAGCCATCGCTCACCGTCCTACCAGTCCAACCCGTCCAACCCGTCCGACTCCAACACATCACGCCATCTCCCGGCACATCAACTGCAAATCTGTGCCGCGCTCACCGTAATTGATCACAGCCTCGATCATCAGGTAACGGCCGTTGAACAGCACCCGCATCGTCGGCGCGATCCCAGTCCGATAGCGCAGCCGCACCCGATGGGTGATCTCCGACTGCACATGCTCAGCCGCGAAAAACTCCCGGCCCGACAGCGGCTCCACTGAGGCCCACACCGTGGCCACCGTCGACCAGGTCGTGATCGCCTCGTTAAACCCGTTACGAGCCACCACCGGCTCCTGGATCGTCACCCGATGCCGCAGTTTGCCAGCCTGCATCACGCCACCTCACGCCGCCAATGCTGCATCAGCGCATCGACCGAAAACGGCAGTTGCTTCGGCATCGCACCCGTCAACACAGCCAGCTCCCGGTTTTCATACCAGTGCGCAGCCAGCAGCAGCAACGCCTGGCGCAGCCGTTGCGGCACCGCTGCGCTGGTATTCCCGTACCCGGCCACGAACTCCACCACCAGGCCGTTCAGTACCTGGAGCGTAGTACCTGGCCAGGAGGCCGTGGATTTCAGACGCAGCCTGCCCGGCTTGCTGTAGGTATCCACCACATAATTGCTGGATGCAAACGTCGCCGTCACACCCGCATCGCTCGTGTAGGCGACCGACGTAACCGACTGCAACGGCCAGGGCCGCAGCTCCAGCGTATCACTCGCCGGCCAGCCGTCGGCCACATAGCGCCACGTCTGCGTGATCATCGCCAACTGCGGCCGGCAGATCGTCTCCAGATGCTCACGCGCCGCCGTGATCAGCCCGGCGATCAGCACGTCATCATCCGTGATGTCAACCCGCATGTGATCTCGCGCCTCGGCCAATGTCACCGGCTCCACAGCCGGCCCGGTCACACAGATCAACGCCATAGCTCACCGTCCTATCCTTCCAACAACTCCGCCGACACCCAGCACAGTACAGCTACCGGCGCCATGCCGTTGTCAGCCACGCCCAACCGCACCACGCGCACGCCCGGTTTCAGCACAGCCACCACCGGCGTATTGACCGACGGCCCGCTGCGCCCGTTGGCGCCCGTAATTGTCTGCGCCGCGTCCATCGCCGGCCGCCAGCCCGTGCCATCCTCGAACGCCTCGATGATCGTCATCTCGCCGATCTGTAGCGGCATCGTCAACCCTTCCCGGCTGCCCGGTCCAGCACCTTACGCACCATGCGCAGGTCGTCGTCGATGCGCAGGTCGCGCAACTGGGCCCCGAAGACAGCCAGCGCCACGTCGATATTGATCACCAGCGCGCGCACCGACTCCAGCGCCAGCCCGCGCAGCACGTTGTCCACCACGCCCGTCGTCTCGAGAGTCTCGTCACCCATGCGTCACCTGCCCCGGGCCCACAGCCCGTTCAGCCTGCGTTTTCACCGGCCTGGCCAGCCCGCGCTCGATCAAATCCGCGGCTACCTCGTCCGGTACATCGTCCACGACCTGCCCAGCCTGCAACATTTTTCCCTTAGCCGGGCTCCACTTGGTCAGCATCTGTATCCTCATCCGTCCAATACCTCCGATCCGCCCTACTCCGGCGCCCCGTGGCTAATCCGCTGCACCCTGGCCGCTACCACGTCATACCAGACGACCTCAGCCGCCTCGTCGTAGCACGCCGTCACGAAATTAAAATCGGCCATGTAACCCGGCTTGCGCCAACCATCCGCACACCGCTGCCACAGATCGCGCCGCACAATCACGCCCGACCCGCCGATCCTGGCACCCTGCGGCTGCTCGCGCCATAACTCGTTCGGCGGCAGCACACCCAGATCAGGCCCATGGTCGACTCGCACGATGATCAGCTCAGGCCCGCGCAACTCCTCGCAGATCTCCTTCAGGTTGGCCACCAGCGTGTCACAGACACACACGTCGTCATCATCCAGCGCCCAGACGTAGCGCCCGACCAGGTGCGGCGCCACATCAGCCAGCCGCGCGTTGGCCGCCGTCATCCCAATGCCAACCTCATCCACCAGCAGAGTCTGCTGCCAGTCTGAGTCCGTCTGCCTGGCCAGCGCCGCCTGGTTGACAGCCAGCATCCGCGGCCGCCGATAGCACCGCGTCAAAATCTCTAAGAAAGGCTCGGCCACAGCACCCTCCTGTCTGGCCCCGGCGTCACATGGCCACAATGCAGATTACAGTCCGCCATCATGCGCCAGCCCTGGGTGTAAATTGTCGCCGTCCAATGCCAGTCGAAGAACCCGCCGCCCGGCGCCTCGGAAAACGGCGCCTGCTCCAGCACATGCCGGCGGATCAGCACACAGCCCAGCCCCGACCCGGAGCAGTCAATCACACCCTTCTTCACCGCAGCGCCCCACAGACCACGCGCCGACAACGACTCGCCCACATTACGCGCCTGTTTGGGCCACGGGTAATAGCGCTCCAGAATGTTGACGATGTCGCCCGTACCCTGTCTGAACACATAGACCCCATAGGCCACATCGCACGGCAGCGCCGCCAGCCGCTCTAGCGTATCCTCCGGCGGAATGATGTCGCTCTCAATCACCAGCATGGCATCATAGCGCCCGGCCATGAACGTCTCATAGCCGCGCTTGTACTGGTGCAGATGATTCTGCCAGCCGTCGGCCCGCTCATCATCCGTCCGCGTCGGATTATCCCGCTGCCATACCACCGTCAACGGTCCATCCCAGCGCAGCCCACACAGCGCCTGGACCGTCTCAGGCTCCAGCCGGTATACCGGACAAAACACCATCACATCACGCACGCCGTTCGTTTCCATCCGTCCAATCCGTCCAATCCGTCCGGCCCTGGCCGGGCTAGGAGCTCACGCTCACCTGGAAGATCCCAGTCTTGTGTCACCCGGCCAGGGCCACCCGTCCTACCCGTCCAACCCGTCAGCCTCACGCGCTCGGATGCGTCGCGTAGTGGATCGCCTCAGCCTGCAGCACGCCGTAGTCCACCCGGAAGTAGTAGTGCAACTGCACCTGGCCCTTCCGGCTCAGCGTGTAGGGATCGCGCAGGAACGTCAGCGACGGATCCTCGTACATCCCCATGAAGGCGAAGTTGCCGAAAATCAACGACTTGTACGTCCCGCCGATGGCGGCCATCTTCTCGGTGTTATACACCGGGAAGCCCCAGATCTCCGGCCGCGCGGCGCGATCGCTGCCCGCCGGATTGGGATTGAACACGAACGAGTTGGCGCTGGACAGACCGCGGATGTACCCCTCGGTCGCGCGCTTCATCAACCACACCGAACCCTCCGCGTACTCCCCGGCCTGCTTGTACACCAACTCCGGAATTTCCGTCACGCCGATGGCCGCGGCCGCGTCCAGCGTCAGGCTCGCCGAGCCGTTGGCCAGCGCCTCCGTGATCAGCAGGCTGTTGTGCGTCTTGGCCAGGCCGCGACCCACGAAGTCGGTCAGGAACTCCATCAGGTTGCTGTCTTCATCTTGCAGCAACTGATAGCTCAAATGGATCGTTTTGCTGTACAGCAGCTTGGTCAGCGTCACCCGATCCGTCGCCGGCGCGTCCAGGTCGAAGTCGTTAACCTCGGTCGTGACCACGAACTCGCCATCGGCCTCGTTGTCCACAGGAACGTTGATGCTTGTCCCCTTGCCGACGAACTGCTGCACGCCGATCCGAGGAGACAGCGCCATCTCATCGCGCCGCGCGATGATGCCCTGGTAGTGAGCCGTCGGCACCAGGTACTGGCCATCCGCCGCCGTCCCGATGTTCATATCCGTGGCATTCGACGCGCGCAGCTCCCGGATGCCGCCGTCGTCACCCGTGCGAATCCAGTGCTCGAACGCCCGCTCCTCGTCGTCACCCAGCGGCAGCTTGTTGTGTTTGGGCGCCACCTTGCTGGTGATCATCGCCTGGAGACGCTCCTCGCGCTCGATGTCCTTCTGGAGCTGGTCCGCCTGAGCGATCTTCGCATCCGCCTGGGCGCGCGTCTCCTCGGTCAGCTCCCCATCCGCCAACGTACGCGCCTGGTCCAGCAGTTCAGCCCGCTGCCGGCGCATCTCAATCACCTTGCTCATGGTAGTTTCACCTCGTTCAGAATAGTCCAACCCGTCCTACAGGTCAGACCCGCTGTCTCACACCAACCCGCAGCCTCAGAGCATCCCGCGCCCGCGTCAGCTCCTCCGCCATATCGTCACCGGCCTGGCCATCCGCCTGCGCCCGCAGGTCGGCGGCCCGCTGCCGGGCACTCACACTCGTTTGGGGGTAGGCCGCAAACGTCACCGGGGAAACCTCGTACAGCTCCCGCGCCCGGATCAACGTCCGCCTGGCCGGCCCTGCCTCCGCTGGCTCCCAGCGATCCTCTGCCACCGTAAAAGCAAACGACATCTGGGAGACATCGCCGCGCCGCAAGCTCACCAGCGCATCGCTGGCCCAGCTCGTCTCCGGCGGCGTGATCTCGATAGCCAGCCCGCGCTCATCCTCGCGCAGCCGCAGCGTCCCGTTCGTTGTGCGCCCCAGCACATAGCTGCTGTCATGCTGCCACAGCGCGCGCACATCGCCCTCCAGCACCGGCTGAAAGAACCCCGGCTGGATGCGCTCCACAAACCCGCCCAGATCGACCGACCACTCGTTGAACACAGCCGCATACCCCGCGATCAACGGACGGCCCTCGCCATCCTCCCGCAGCTCCAGCGCCTGCGTCATCACTCGCACCTCACGCTCACCGTTCATTCGTCCGATACCTCCGATCAATCCAATCATCCAGCCACGATCATACAATCGCAGCCGTTATGCAGCGGCGCATGGCCCACCGGCCCGCTGGGCACCCACACTGGCCCGCTGGCCACGCTCAGCGGATTATCCGGGTCCAGGAACCACGTCGCCGTGGCCACCGTGCGGCCATCCAGCGCCTGGCAATACTCGCAGCTCTCGCCGAACGCCAGCCAGCGTTTAGCAGCCACACCCAGCAGCAGGTAAAGCGCCACCGCCGCCGCGTTGGATGCCGTATTGCTCTCATCCTCCGCATAATCGTCGGCCTCGGTCTCCTGGCGCTCGTCCAGCCACGACTCCATGTCGGCCAGAACGTCTGGCTCCTCGCGCGTCTCGCCCTGCGTCTGCTCTGGCCGGTCTCCGACCGAGCCGGCCCGCTGGCCATCCAGGATGCTCTCCACACCCCGGATCAAATTCGCCATCCACCGGTTGCGCCGCCCGGCCACGTAGTCTGTGCCGAACTGCTCCAACATCTCCGTCGTCACAGCCTGGTCGAGCTCGCGCTCTACCTGTTCAGCCACCAGGCCCAAATACGCCCGGACCGGCGCGTCCATGTACTCGCCCACGAACTGCGAATGCTTGGCGTCGAAATCGCCCAGCCACATGCGGAACCGCGCCACATCGCCCGGCAAATACCGCCGCGCAGCCTGGCGCAGATCGTTGACCTCCCGATTCACAATCCGCTGCGCCATGTGCCGCAGCGTAGGCCGATACGTGCGCGCCAGCCGTCGGCGTCCATCCACCGTCCGCCGATCCCGCGCCGCCCGCTCCTCAGCCGCGTCCAACGTTCGCGCGCGAACATCCCGCGCCCCAGCCGCCGATCCGTCCGCCTCGTCCAATCCGTCCAACTCGTCCGCCGGCGTCATGTTCATCGGCACCAGGTACTGATCCCCGCCATCCACCGGGTTCATGTTCTCGCGGCTACGCACATCATTGACCGACAGCCACCCCCACTGCCGGCCGACAGCATAAGCCGCATACCTGGTCGCCGTGTCACCGCGCAGCAGCGCATCCACCAGGTATTCGGCAAAATACTGCTGCCGCTCCGCGCCGATCAGCAGCGACCTGGCCAGCCGCTGCTCCCAGCGCCGCAGCCACGGCTGGAGCGTGTTGGTCAAAAAGTCCTGGCTCTGCTGCTCGATGTTGGAGAACGTCGCCCGCTCCAGGTCGCCGATCATGTGCGGCGGCACCCGGAAAATGGCTGCGATCTCCGACCGCTGGAACTGCCGCGTCTCTAGGAACTGCGCATCCTCCGGCGGCACTCCCAGCGTTTGCAGTTTCATCCCCTCCTCCAGGATCGCCACGCGGTGGGCATTGCTCAGCCCCTGGTGCTGCGCGTTCCAGCTGCTGGTAATGTGGCCGAACGCCTCGTCGCTCAGCTGGCCAGGATGCTCCAGCACCACCCCCGGCCGCGCGCCGTTGCCGAAAAACGCCGACCCGAACTGCTGCGCCGCAATGCCCAGCGCCACCGCTTCCCTGGCCAGGGTGATCATCGACCTGCCCGCCGTGCCATCGAAGCCAAAGCCGGGCACATGCAGCACCTGGTAGTCGGCCAGGTAGTCCGGCTTCCCGAACTCGTCCCGCAGCTCGTACACCTTCCCGCCCCGATTCCACAGCGGCGTCATGCGCCACGCTGGCAGCGGCCACAGACCCCGGACCTGGCCGCGCTGATCCCAGTCGATCTCGGCGTAGAAGTTGCCCCACAGCAGCGCCTGGGCCATGCCGATCTCGTAGAACTCAAACGCCGTCTGCACCGGATTCGGCGCGTCGTGCAGCAAACTATAAAGCCGATGGGCCGTCGCCCGGGTTTTCCCGCCATCCCGCTGCCGCTCGTAGAGGATGCACGGCAGGCTGGCCACACCCTCCGCCAGCACGCGCACGCACGCCAGCACCGCCGTGTAGCGCAGGCTGTTCTCCGGCGTCACGCTCACGCCGGCGGCCGATGGCGCGCCAGCCGTCAGCAGCTCCACCAGCTGCCCAGTCGTCAGCGACCGCCGCTCACTATCCTGCTCCGGCCGTGGCCGTGCCAGCAATCGTGTCATCACGCCCATCGCCGCACCGTCCTATCCGTCCTATCCGTCCAATCCATCCTATCCGTTCGACTCCGGGCCCGCCGCGCGCCGCCAACCCGTCACCACTCCCAGCACAAACAGCAGCGCGCCGCACACCACCAGCGCCAGCCGCCAGTCATACGCGCCCAGGCCCACGCCCAGCAGCACCAGACCCAACATGATCATGCCGTCCACCAGATCCACGTCCATCAGCTACGTCTCCAGGCCGATGCCACCAGCATCACAGCACCCGTCGTCACCACCAGCGCCACCGCCAGCGGCCCAACCGTAAACACCGCACTCGACAGCGCACCGAACCCGATCACGTTGGAGATCAGCAGCGCAGCGAACCCGCTCGCGCCCTGCACAGCCACCGCCAACGCCAGCCAAAACGACCACGCCGCCTCAGCACACCGCTGGCAGCGATAATGGCGCAGCATCAGCACCGCCCAGACCACGCCGCCCACCAGCATCACCGGGTACAGGCTGAACCTGACCGTCGTCCAAAACTCCATCACACCAGCCTCCAGGTCACGAACAGCAACAGCAGCAACATGACCACCATCACCAGCGAGCCAACCGCCAACGCCACCCGGCTATACCCAGGAGCCGACCTCAGATGGTCGATCTGGCCGCTCAAATGATCCACCTTCGTGGACAGTGCGCTCATGCGATCTTCGAGCACCCGTAGCCGCGACGAATGATCAGAGAGTTGCTCGCTCATACGATCCAATTTCCCGTCCGCCTGCTGGAGCATCCGCTCCGTATTGCTCAGCCGATAATCCGCCGCCGAGCCACCGCTGCCGTCCATGTGCCCGTTGTCCTTCCGCTTGCCGTCTCTCGGCGTCAGCATCGGCGCCTGGCTGCCGCCCGCCTGCGCCGCCGCCGCGACACCTACCGCGTGCGCCTGCCGGAGCGGCGAGCCGCTGGCCAGCGCCTGCAACAGCGCCACGTCATACTCCAGCGCCGCCCGATCCGCCACCGCCGTGGCCATCGTTATCGTGTCGATGCCATAGGCCGGCAGCACATCCGCAAACCCATACGACAGATGCGTCGACTCTGGCCGCTGGATCGACTCGCACGTCGCCACAATCGCCGTGCCAACGCCATAATTGGCCAACTGGCTGGCCAGCCAGTGCGGATCGACCGTCTCCTGGCCATCCACCGCCAGCATACCCGGCCCGCCGTGACCGATCCACAGCAGCACGTCAAATCGCTCCCGGCTCAGCCGATCAATCATCCGCTGCCGCGTCACCTGCGTCAGCGACCGCAGCTGCACACCTGGCACATCGCCCACGCGCGCCAGCTCCTCATCCGTCGCCAGCGCCGGGTACGATGCAATCCTGGGAGCAACCGCCAACACCCTGATCATGTGACCGCCTGCGTCTCCGTCAGCACCACGTCCGCCGTCCCGCGCCGGCCCGTGGACCCGTCGTCCGCGTCGATGAACTTCACATCCCAGCCCAGGCCCGTCGCCCGCGCCAGCAGCAGCGTCAACTCATCCGACAGCCAAATATCGATCCGTCCGCTGGCCTGCGTCACCGTCAGGCTGCCATCCGCCAACGTGATGGGAGACGATGGCGCCGCGCCGTTCACCCGCAGCAGCCCATCCGTCAGCGCATCCGCCGGGTTATCCGCGCGCAACTGTATCACAGCCGCCGTATCTGCCTGCTCCGGCGAATACTTCAGCGTCCAGATCGCCGCCACCCAGTCCGCCGGGATGGTCAGGCCTGTCACAGGCTCCGAGAACGTCAGCCCCGCCGTGATCGTCAGATGCCCGGCGCTGGAGGAAGCCACCTGGGTCACAGCCGTCACGTCGAGCGTGTCCGTGATCAATTTGACCGCGTCCACGTTGGCATCTATGACGGCCAGCGCAGCAGCCGTCGCATAATTTGCAGGTTCGACCGTCGTCTCTACCAGATCAGCCAGCGCCGTGCCCCAGACGATATGGCCACCCGCTGTTGGCACAGTGACCAGTCCAGCAACGCTATACGTGCCAGCCACGCCGGTCTCTGACACGTCATCTGTTGTGAACGCGCTGTATACCGTCCGGTCAGCGTTGAGCACGCGGTAACCGATGGTCAACCCGGTCCTACCCGGTCCAAGGACGCATGTTGCGGGTACAGTCTGACTCACGGTTGATCCTCTACTGCGGGTCGCTCGATTATAACCTGCTGCGCCTCGATCCAGCGCCGCAGGAAATCAGCCGCCGCCAGTATCTCGCCAATAGTCCATTGGCCCTCGATGGCTGGTTGTTTGTTCGGCTCGATGATGATTTGCTTTGTCACGACCATGCACTCCCGTAGACAGGTATGTAGCCCAACAGCGCACCAGCCGCGTTGTAAACCGGCAACTGGTATGATGTCGCGCCGCTCGGAGTGGCTGTGTTTGCCGCAGCCTGGTTTGTGCGAATTTGCCCAGCCGGGCCAATCTGAAATTGTACCGCCGCCGCACTGTTCAACGCGCTCAGCAACGGGCCACTGTGAGAAGCTGGCCCGGTTAGTTGCAACGTCGGCTGCGATGTTGCTGTACTGTTTACGTCGAGCCTGCGGAGGCTGGTATTGATGCCGCTGACACTCGAAAAGGTAAAGTAGCCAGTACCGTCGATTGCCGCAAATGTAGTGATGCGCGCCCGGAACTGTTGATCGCTCCCGTTGATTTGGTAGAACGTTGATGTAGCATTTTGGATCACCAGCCCTGGCGACGTTGTTCGCGGCAGTAGCTCGATATACCCGCGCACTTTCACCGTTGCCTGAGTTGCATCCGGCGCGCTGTACTCGATGGTCAATCCCTGATTTGTGCCGACATGGTTGCTCACCTGGAAATTTGTAGCGCGAAAATACAGTAGCCCCTCGGTGCCATCGGTTGTGTACTGGTACTGAAACGGGCGAAACCCGTCGCCGCTCGTAGGAAACAGATTTAGATGATATTCCACCCACCGTTTTGCCGAGAAGGAATAATCGTTCTCTAGTTGCAAATACCAGGAATGCAGGCCAGCATCGGATTTGCCCCCGGCAATTGCGTTGTTAAACCCCCAATTGAACACCACATCCTCGATGCCGCTGAACTCAGCTCGATGCACGTTGAACAGGATGTCGCCGTTGTTCGTGCTGGTCACTGGCACGCGAAACACCGTCGCGCTGTCATCGCTGCCAGGATCGAGATACAGCGGCCCGGTAAGCGCGTTGTCCGATCCAGCCGTTAATGGCAATCCTCCCACATCTGCCGCTACGAATGCACCGCTGGCATTGTCCCACGTCAACGCATACCCATTCTGGTCCACGCCCAGCGCCGGCGCGTCGTCAGCATCCTGTATTCGGGTAATAGTTCGTAGTGCTACGCTCATGTAACGTCTCTTAATCGAAGCCTAGAGCACCCGCAGGCCTCGGCCCTCGTACACCGACCGGCCCGAACCGCCATGCCGCGTCGCCCGATCCAGCGCCATAATCAACGCCACCATCCCGTCGATCCTGGCCGTCGATTTCGCCTTGTTCGGCTTGATGTTGCCAGCCGGGTCAGTCTGTACCACCAGGTTATCAGCCATCCAGCGCAAAACCGGGTTCCCGCCGTGCGCCAGCCGGCCATCCAGCACCAGCCGCAGCAGCTCCTTGGTGGGCGGCGACATCGACTGCATACCCTGGCCCATGGCCACCATCGTGAAGCCGGCCGCCTCGAGCTGCTGCGACATCTGCACCGCGCCCCACCGGTCGAACGCAATGTCGCCGATGTCATACCGCTCGCCCAGCAGCTCCACAGCCGCCCGGATCGTCTCATAATCGATCACGTTTCCCGGCGTGGCCGTCATCAGGCCGGCTCGCACCCAGCCGTCATAGCTCACCCGGTCCCGCCGACCCTTCTCCACCAGGTTCTCACCCGGGATCCAGAAGATGGGCAGCGCCTGGTACGGCTCCTCCGGCTCGCTGGGCGGAAACACCAGCACCAGCGCCGCAATATCCGTCGTCGAGGCCAGGTCCAGCCCCGCATAACAGCGCCGGCCCCGCAGCTCCTCAGCATCCACCGCCATCGCGCATCGATCCCACGCCGCCAAATCCAGCCACCTGGTCTCCTGCTGCGTCCACTGGTTCAGGTGCAGCCGCCGGAACGTATTCTGGTACGCCGGCGAGTTCTGCGCCCGCCTGCACTCCGTCTCCAAATAGTCCAACTTGACCGACACGCCCAACCCAGGGTTCGCCTTTGTCCACGTCTCCGGCGCCGTCCAATCATCCGCCTCATCCGCCGCTGCGATGAAGCCAAAAAACGCCGGGTCCTCGATCACCCCGGCGATCACCTGGCGCGCGTACTCGTGCTGCTCCCAGCACACACTTTCCCGGTCATACCCCGCCGTCGTGATGGCCACCAGCAGCGGCTGTCGCCGCGCGCCCGTCGCCGTGCTCAGCACGTCCCACAGTTCCCGCGTCGGCTGCGCGTGCAGCTCGTCGAAGATCACCCCGTGCGCGTTCAACCCGTGCTTGGTGAACGCATCAGCGGACAACACCTTATAGCTCGACCTGGTCGCCGGCACCGTGATCGACCGCTTGAAAACCTCCGCCAGCCGCTGGAGCTGCGGCGACGACTCCACCATCCCCTTGGCCACGTCGAAGACAATCGCCGCCTGGTCCCGATCCGCCGCCGCGCTGTAGATCTCCGCACCCGGCTCATCATCCGCAAACAGCAGCAGCAGCCCGATCCCCGCCGCCAGGGTGGACTTGCCGTTCTTCCTGGGTATCTCGATGTACGCCCGGCGATACCTGCGGCTCCCGTCCGGCCGCTTCCACCCAAACAGCTCGCCGATCATCTCGCGCTGCCACGGCTGCAGCTTGAAGGCCTCGCCCGACCACTCCCCCTTTACGTGATGGAGCAGTCGCTCGAAAAACGCCACAGCCACAGCCCCCGCCCGCGCGTCAAACCACGTCCCCTCCGGCCCCGTCCGCACATCGCCATCGGGAGACGTTCGCGCGCGAACCTTCGCCGCAGGTCGCCTAGGCATCGCTCTCCATCTCCTGCGCCACGGCCGCAAACAGCGCATCCGCCAGGCTCATCTGCTCCTCCGGCGCGTCTGCCCTCACCCTGGAGCGGCTGCTGGGCGTCATCCCGAACTCCGCCGCGTACGCGCGGAAGGCGCCGCTGTTGTCGCGCAGCACCTGCAGCGCTGGGTGTTTCCGGTCCAGCCCATGCTCATCCTTGGTCATGATCCCCTCGGCCTTGATCACCTCCGCCGCCTCCACAGCCACCCCGAAGTGCGTCGCCATCATCTGGAACGCCGGCATGTCGATCTCCGACAGCAGCCCCAACGCATCCAGCCGCGGCGCATTGTCCAGCCAGAACCGCCGCGCCTTCGGCAGCAGCCGATACGGCGGCCGCGCGTCGCCAGCCGGCTCCGGCCTGGGCTCCGCATCATTCAGCGGTCGCCCCCCCGGATTACCAGCCAGCTCCTTAAGCGCCGTCGGTTTAGGCTTGCGTCCTGCTCGTGGCATCGTTATGTAACCTTGTGGAAATCCGTGGAATTTCGCTGGCGTGCGTGCAGACTTCCCCGGCGGTCTCTCTACGGCCAGGTTGCAGAGATTGGAACCCCCCTCCCCTGGCCTCCGTTGCAGTCTTGCGGCTGTGGCAGGAATGGCACAGCGCCTGTAGATTGTCCGCGCGATCCGATCCACCAGCGCGACGCGCTACGATGTGGTCGACGTCCGTCGCTGGCTCTGGACTATTGCCATGCACGCCGAATGGATCAGCGCACAGTGGATGCGAGCGAAGGAACATGAGTCGCAATCGTCGCCAACGCGAGTCGTAACCTCGCGCGTGCGACGACTCTCTCTGTGCATCGCTGCTCAGCACCTGGTGCTGGACGTGACCTAGACTGCACGAGGCCTCGCCAGCCTGCACCAGACCAGGACAGCCAGGCAACCGACATGGCCGCGCGGATCGTTGTGGCATGACAGCCTACTCCACCAGCCAGCGCCGCAGCCGATGGCCTGGCGCAGGCGCGACATAGGTCGCCTTCGACCGCTGATCCTGGAGGACGATCTGAAGCCCCTTGACCAACGCCCCCACGGCCACCACAGCGAACGGCACCCAGGGTTCGCCGAGCGCGGGCAACTCCTGGCTGAGGCCCTCAGCCAGGGCAATGATCCCCACTATGACCGCAATGCTGATAACGTTCGGAGCGACCATCGGCATACCTCACCCTGGTCGTGTTGTGCAGGCATCCCCTACACGTTTTCATGATACCACATGAACGCGTAAAATGCAACCCCCTAGCGTTACGAAATGCACCAGCCCGGCATGTTTCGTAACGGTAGCCCCCCGTCTCCCAACCTTAAACGCGTTGCTGCTACTGACCCCACCCCCCTGTTCTCACTGATAGGCTGGGGGGAGATCAGTAGCAGCAACAGCACCTGGTAGCCGGCTCTGGGCCGGGGCCGGACTTTCACCGGCCTGCCCGCCCGCCGTCGTATCTGCGCCCCTGTGTATCCGCGGCAACCCAGAACGCACGGGCCAGTCACTACACTCCCAGCCCACAGCCGGCTACATCCCCGCCATGATCTCCGTCATCAGCGCATCGAGATCTTCCGCACTCACACCCAGCCGGCGCAGATCGCGCCGCAGATCGCCCAGCACCTGCTCACTCGCGGCGCGCGCAGGCCGCAGACTCGCAGCCACATCCGCCGCGCTGATCTCGCCATCGTACCACTGACGCACCACGCCACCGACCGCCGCCAGGTTGGCCCGCAACGGCTCCACATAGCCGGCCTGCTCTGGCCCTGGCTGCCACGCCTCCAGCGCATCGTCGATCACACCCAGGCTGATCCCCAGCCCTAGCACACTGCCCAGCATCCCCTCCGGCTGATCCACGGCCAACTGCTCAAGCTCGACGATGCTCATCTGCGTCAGTCCCGCAGCGATCAGCGGCAGCCGCCAATCGTCCAGGTTGGCCGCTGGCGCCGGCTCTGGCATAGCCGTCGGCGTGTCAGACGGCGCAGGAGACGCTGTAGCCGTTGGAGACGGTAAATCCGTCGGGCGCGGCGTGTTCGTCGCCGCTGGCGCTGCTGTGGCGGTCCTGGCAGCCGTTGGCGATGGCGCCGTCGTTGGCAAGGTGGGGGGGATAGTCGGCGCCGGCGTCGATGCGCAGGCCGCCAGGATCAGAATCAGCACAAGGGGAAACGATAGTTTCATGGTGGTCTCCTCTCCGGTCATCATATCACGCGGCCCGTGCGGCGTCAAGCCAAATTCCCTCTTGACAAGATGCAATGCACTGTGTTACAATACCCGTGCAGGGCAAATCAGCCCGGCAATACGACCAGGAGGCTCCAATGGCCAAGGAACAGCAAATCGTGGTACGTCTCGATGAAGAACTCCTCAGCAAGCTGGAGGCCGTGGTTACTGCGTCACGCCTTGGCACCCGCAGCGACCACATCCGCAAAGCCATCGAGGAATACGTCGAGCACCACGAACCGGCACCCATGCCGGCCTGATCCAACAGAAACGCCCCCATGCCAGTGGGAGCGTCCTGTGGCCACCGAGCAGCCCCTTTCATCCGCACCTTACCAACCGCATAGCAGTTAGCAGGCACTAGGCTCCTGCGCCTAGACTCGAACTAGGAACCAACCGTTCCCCGTTCGGGTTCCCCCCAGAACTCGCGCGTTAAACTAACGGTTTATCACTCTACCCTTAAACCATGCCCGTTTAACGCTCGCATCGGCGAGTAGTCGTCGAACCGCTCATCTGCCCGCAGGGCGCGCGTGTAAGTCTCGATCATATCCGTCTTGGCCCACCGCGCGTGCAGTTGCAGCATCCGATCCGGCGCCCCATTTTCCACCGCCTGCACAGCGCCACCCCGCCTGAACGCGTGCGGCGAGACCTTCTCCACCCCCGCCCGCTCCCCCAGCTTGCGCACCACGATCCGCAGCCCGTTGGTCGTCAACCTCTGACCCGGCGCCGCACCCGTGATCGCACAGAACAGCGCAGCCACCCCAGGAGCAGCGTAACCAGGCCGCATCGCCAGCCAGGCGGACAGATACTCCCCCGTCGCCTCACTGAAGCGCACCAGCGCCTCACCGCCCCCCTTGCCGCGCACCTCCAGCCGCCTACGCTCCAGGTAGACGTGCGACACATCCAGCCGGCATAGCTCGCTGGCCCGCAGCAGGCAGTCAAACAGCACTGCCACAATCGCCCCATTTCTCACCCGCGTGGCATCCCCCTGGGCCGGCGTCAGACCAGCCTCATAGGGCCGTTCGCAGGCCCGCAGCATCGCCTCCACCTCTGACAATTCCATTGTCCGCTGGACCCGGGCCGGCACCTTCGGAGGCTTGACCGCCGACGCCAACCGTTTCGCCTCGGCGATCTCCTCCTCCTCCGCCAGCCAGTTCAGCAATGACCGCAGCGCAACCGCAGCCACCCGCCTGGTGGACGGCTCGTAATGATCCGCCAGCGACGCGCCGTACTCGCGCAGCAGCGAGCGGCTGATCCCGTCCAGGTCAGCCACACCGCGCTCCGCCAGCCAGGCCCGCCAGCGCTCCAGATGCCAGCCATACTGGTGGACGGTCGCAGCAGACCACCCGCCAGCCCGGCCGGCAACCAGGAACTCATGGATAGCACGTTCGAGCAACATCGCAATACCCTCCTGCTGGAATGATAGACCCCCATCATACCAGCCAGGAACCGGCCAGGCCGTGATGCGCAACGCAAAGCGGCCAGACCGAAAGCTCAGCCTAGCCGCCAGCCCCCGCTGGTTTAGGATCACAGACCGGGAGCGGCCGGCGCAGCCAACGTAGGCCGCTCCCACCCTCATTGTACCACGAAGTGTCAAGGAGCCCAGATGGACACTACACTCCGAACGCTAGTCGATCTGCGAGACCGGACCCTGCAAAAGTCTCGCATCGCCTTTGGCAACCGTGCCAGCGCCATCGAGCGCGGCACAGACGAAAGCAACCCCGAAGCCCATGCCATCATCGAGCGATGGTTCCAACGCTTCGACGAGCTTGAAGCTGAGGCCGACCGAGACATAGCAGAACTGGCCCAGCACGAGCCGATCATTGAGAGGCTCGTCGAACTCAAAGGCATCGGCTACTTGTTAGCTGCCAAGATGGTCGCTATGATCGATATCGAGCGCGCCAACACCGTCTCGGCACTCTGGCGATATGCCGGCTACGGCGTGACCAACGGCGAGCGCGATAGGCCGGTCAAGGGTGAAAAGCTGTGTTACAACATTCGCCTCAAGACGACCCTCTACCTGGTTGGT